GATGAATATAACTCATGAGATTCCATTAATATTAAATAATATATCGACTGAAGATGCATATGAAGGTGGATTTAAAGAGAGACGTTCTCTAACTTGGATATTAGATTTCACGATGAAGGCGTTCATATATGGCCCAATCAAGACTCAGAAAACTATTAAATTCACTAACACAGCATTCTATACACCATCAGTACCAGATGGTCAATTATCAACTGCAGTAGGTAACACTATGGCAGTGACTTATACGACAATACAACCTGGACTTACTGCAAATGGGCAACCAACTTCTAATGCAGCATTGTCGATTGATCCAAACTTAATAATCGCATCAGATGATTACGGGTATGTGATAGATACAGAAGACCTTACTATATGAACAATGAAGATGATCCACTAGGAAAAGCTCTTGGCCTAGAACCGATAAAAAAAGATTATGTTAAAGATATGCTAGCTGCATCTAAAGATGACAGCGCAATGACAGACTTTAATCTAGCAAGAGCTAATATCCACGAAGTCATTCAGACAGGTTCTCATGCCATAGAGAAACTATCGCAGATTGCAGATCAGAGCCAGCATCCTCGTGCCTTTGAGGTGTTATCGACTCTCATGAACACTATGCTCTCTGCAAACAAAGATCTTATGGAATTACAGAAAAAGATACGTGACATAGCTGCAGCTGATGAACCGCACAATGAAGAGGCCAAACAGGTAACTAATAATCTTTTCGTCGGTTCAACAACTGAGCTTCAAAAAATGATTGAGAATATGAAAAATGGATCTAATTAAAGGTTACAATGGCAATAGCCTCATCAAAAGGTCTAATCAACAGATAACTTTTGATGCTGAGATGATCGAGGAGTATCTAAAATGCTCTCAAGATCCAGTCTATTTTACCGAAAAATATATGAAGATCATCAACATCAACGAAGGTTTGGTGAACTTTACCCTGTATGATTATCAGAAAGACATGTTAAGGTCTATGACTGATAATCGTTTCACGATCATCGCTACTGCTCGTCAGGCTGGTAAATCAACCACAACCTGTGCGTTCATCCTCTGGTATATCATATTCCATGGACAGAAAACAGTGGCATTGCTCGCCAACAAGGGTGATACAGCTCGTGAAATCCTTGGACGTATTCAGCTCGCATATCAGCATCTTCCTAAATGGCTTCAGCAAGGTGTCAGAGAATGGAACAAAGGTTCATTTGTTCTTGAAAACGATTCACGTGTTATCGCTTCTGCTACTTCTTCTGATGCCATCCGTGGTTACTCTATCAACCTTCTATTCATCGACGAAGCAGCGTTCATTGAGAACTGGGATGAGTTCTTTACATCGGTATATCCTACTATCTCATCCGGTACAGAATCTAAGATTGTCTTGGTGTCAACACCAAATGGTCTAAACCATTTTTATAAACTCTGGGATTATGCTGTCACTAAGAAAAATCAATACCATCCTATCAAGGTTATGTGGTATGATGTTCCTGGCAGAGACGAGGCTTGGAAGACTGATACAGTAGCGGCAATGAACTTTGATACAGAGAAATTCGAGCAAGAGTATTGCGTCGAGTTTATGGGCAGCTCTGGTACTCTTATCTCTGGTTGGAAGCTGAAACAGATGGTGTATCAGGAACCAATCTTAAAGAAAGATGGATTATCTCTTTATAAAAATGCAGATAAAAATAGATCGTATGTTTGTTTGGTAGACGTATCAAGAGGCAAAGGATTAGATTACTCTGCTTTCAGCGTGATAGATGTCACAACAATGCCGTATGAGCAGGTGCTGGTCTATCGTAGTAACAACACAACTCCATCTGATTATGCTGATGTTGTGTATCAAGTCTGTAAAAATTACAATAAAGCTGCAGTCCTTGTCGAGATCAATGACATTGGCGAGCAGGTCTCACATATGTTGCATGCAGATTTTGAATACGAGAATGTTTTGTTTACAGAGCATGCAGGTCGTGGTGGTAAAAGGATTACCTCTGGATTTGGCGCTAATGTTGATAAGGGTGTCAGGACAACAAAGACAGTTAAGAATGTCGGTTGCTCTATATTAAAACTTTTGATCGAGCAGAATCAGCTGATCATTAATGACTTCAATACCATCAACGAGTTATCAACTTTCTCGAAAAAAAACCAGAGCTATGAAGCTGAACCTGGAAATCATGACGATATTGTTATGGGTCTTGTTTTGTTTGGTTGGCTCTCTGATCAGCAATATTTCAAAGAATACACAAACATAAATACATTAATGCAACTTAGAGATAAAAGTGAAGAAGAGATCATGAATGATCTTTCGCCGTTTGGATTTGTAGATTTTGGCGACGATTTGGAGACGGTATTAGACCCTACTCCTAAATGGAACCACTGGTTAGGTAATGATACGAGTGATGAAAATCAATTTTTATAAATAAGTTCAGAATGAATTACCGCCTTTCCATGCAAGGAGAATCAAAATGCCATTTCAATTAAGTCCAGGCGTAAACGTATCTGAAATAGATTTAACCACAATCGTACCATCAGTAGCCACTTCAACAGGCGCTATTGCTGGTATTTTTGCTTGGGGTCCAGTAAACGAGCTTACTTTAATCGGTTCAGAAACACAATTAGTGACCTCATTTGGTCAGCCTAATGCAAACAATGCCGAGACTTGGTACACTGCTGCCAACTTCTTGTCATACACTAATAGCCTTTATGTTGTTCGTGCAGCTAACACAACTACTTCAACTGCAAACGGTCAGATTACTGCATTCAGCGCTATCGCAAATGTTGCAGTAGCAGCTAACAGTTCAATCCCTAACAGTGCTTTTTATGCGAATGGCATCACTGTAAACACAACCACTGGTGCTATTACCACTACAGGTATGATTGATGCAAACACTGCTTATGTTGCCAAATATCCTGGCGCTATGGGTAATTCGCTACGTGTTTCTATCTGTGATACACCAAATGCATTCTCATCTAATCTTTATGCAAATGGTCTTTACAACAACACTTATGGTGGTTCTTCACTAGCAGTTTCTGCTAACCTTGCTATCAACGTTGCAAGTAACACCATGGTGATCAACTCTGTTCCTACATCACCTAACACTGCAACTGATGCTAACACTTATCTATCATCATTGCTTTCATCTATCTCTGTTGGTGATTATATCACTGTTGGTAACTCGGCTATCGGTTTCCAGAAAATGCAGGTTACTTCGAAGACAACAGCTAATGCTGCTTCTGGTACTTATTCAACTGCTAACATTAGCTTCTCATCACCATTTAGATTGTCAACAAACTTCACAACTAGTAACACAGTAAATCCATCTATTGCAAGAAACTGGGAGTTCTTTACAGTAGTAGGTACTGCTCCAAAAACTTCAGATTGGGTTGCTACTTACGGTAACACTAATAATGGTACAACTGCTTGTACAGCTGTTGATGGTATTCATGCGGTGGTTGTTGATAATGATGGTATGTTCACAGGAAATCCAGGTGCAGTTCTTGAAACCTTCGCTAATCTTTCACGCGCAACTGATGGTACAACTGTTGGTGGTGCCACAAATTACTACGCTAACGTTATCAACCAGTCTTCGAAATATATCTGGTGGGGTAATGATAGAGCAGGTGCTTCTTCAGCAAATGCATTCAACATCACTAGCTCTTCAAACATTACTCCATTGAACATCAACTTCGCTGGTGGTACTGATGGTTATAAAGAATCAGATTCTGGCGCATACTCAGCTGTAACATCTGGTTACGATAAATTTACAATAGCAGATGAAGTTGATATCTCGTTGATCCTTCAAGGTAAACCAATTGGTGGTGGTGGATTAGGTACACAACAGCTTGCTAATTATCTTATCGATAATATCGCTGAAGTCCGTAAAGATTGCGTTGTGTTCATAACTCCAGACGACAGCGTTATCACTTCAAACCCAAATAACGAAGCAGTATCGCTCGTGAACTGGGCAACAAACGCAACTAATGGTATTCACACTAGCTCTTATGCAGTGTTAGATTCTGGTTATAAATATCAATACGATCGTTACAATGACGTTTATCGTTATGTACCAATGAACGGTGATATTGCTGGTCTTTGCGCTCGTACAGATAACCTAAGAGATCCATGGTGGTCACCAGCTGGTTATAACCGTGGTCAGATTAAAAATCTCGTAAAACTACGTTATAATCCAACTCACACTGATCGTGATCTATTGTATCCAAACGGTATCAATCCTGTAGTTACACAAAAAGGTCAAGGCACCCTACTATTCGGTGATAAGACCTTCCAGTCAAAACCATCAGCATTCGATCATATCAACGTCCGTCGTCTATTCATCGTACTCGAGAAGGCAATTGCAAGAGCTGCTAAATACTTCTTGTTCGAGTTCAACGATGAGTTCACAAGGGCACAGTTCAAAGCCTTGGTTAATCCTTATCTAAGAGATATCCAAGGTCGTCGTGGTATCACTGATTATCTTGTTGTTTGCGATGCTACGAACAACACTCCAGAAGTTGTTGATGGTAATAGGTTTGTTGGCGATATCTATATCAAGCCAGCTCGCTCGATCAACTACATTCAGTTGAACTTTGTTGCCGTCAGGACTGGAGTTTCGTTCTCCGAAGTAGTCGGTAAATTCTAACACTTGGTAACTGACTAAATACTCCTGGAGATAACTTCAAAAGGAGTATTTAAATGTCTAAAGAAAAATATGGATTTGTATATCTTTGGTTCGACAAAAAACGTAAAATGTATTATGTAGGTTGTCATTGGG